TTACGTCCGCGCTAAACAACTAGAAGACGAGGAACCGCCCGAGCCTGAGTTCCCCGAGCCGAGGGGCAAACTGTTGCGTGACTACACCATCGACGACTTCAACCCGAAGATGAAACACTGGAGTGACCAATGAGATACACGATTAAGGAGTTGATGGAAGACGGCGACACCTACGAGGAGGCAGATGCACGCCTCACCCAGTGGGCCGAGGAGCAAGCCGACGCGGAGCGCGACCGGCAGTTAGAAGAGAAACTTAATCAAGGGATGCCAGTTGCCCCAGGCCAGCACTGAGGCGACAATCCTGTATGCGTAGCACGTTCGCCATTTACATCATCGAGGACGAGGAGGGGGAACTCCGCGTCCGCGCTGATTCGTTTGGTCAGGGCACGAAAGCCCTCAACCTGGGGCTGGACGTGCTGCGCGACATGATCTGCACGAATGAGAATAGTGGAGGCGACGTAGTCTTCATGCTACCCATAGATCGGTCTGAGCATATTCAGTGAGCCGGTCAACCCCATACTGAATTTAAACAGCCCCAGGCGCTGATGCGCGTCGTTCGCATCCTCCCCCTCGCGATCACTCATCCAGTACGGCCAGCCAATCTCCTTGGCCACCCTCTCCCCCGTCTTGCTCGCATCATTGTCGGCAATCACCAATCCCTCGCCCAATGTGGAGGCGATCTTCTTCATGTTGCCAGCCGAGAAGCAGACATGGATCGTGTAGCGCCGCTTGAGCTGCTTGAGCGCCGCCCGCACCGATAGGGCCGTGGCATAGCCCTCGCAAAGAATGTGGTGGCCCTTGTTGTTGAATACAAACTCAGCGCCCGAACTAGTCTGGCCATACAGAAACTTCTTCCCGCCCTCTTCATCGATCAACTGGCAACCGACCAGGCGTTGACCCACCCGCATCGGGATGACCAGCAGATGCTTACCCTCATGGGCCATCACGTTCCCGTGCTCATCCTCAAACCCCTTGGCCTTGAGGTACGGGTGATTGCCAAACATGCAGGACTTGAGGATGACCGCGGCTTTAGTGGCGGCATCGTGCTGCATCCGCTGGCGCTCGTATTCAGCTTTCTCGACCACCACCCGGTAGTCGGCCCGCTTAATAGCGGAGGCCTCGCCTTTCCAGACAGAGACCTCAGTGTCGAGGGCGTGGTTCTGGACAAACGCATAGTCGCCCATGAACTTGACCGCGCCGTTGCGCTTTTTGGGATGGTCGGTAGTCGGGAACCGCTTCCAAATGCCCAGTGGTGGAGGCGCTTGGATGATGATGCCGCGATCCTGGCAGAAGGAAATGAAATCCATTACTTTTCTTTCTTGTTCTTATCGGGCTTGGGGCAATGCGGCGGGGGGACAACCACACACCAGACCGCAGCCAGTCGCTTGCCGGTTCTGAGCCAGCGGTCAATGTATGCGTCCGGGAATTTGTGCAGCATCCGATGAACATGCGACGTACCTGTGCCGGCAAGTTCAGCGATCTGCACCACAGTCAACCCGTCAGATGCCCTCAAAATCTCTCGTACTTTATTGATCCGAACATTAGTGCCCATAGCTCACCGCAAGCCAAACAACCGCCCATGCTGCTGCAACCACCGCCCAGAACTTGATGTTCGTCCACAGTTCGTCTCGAGTCTCAACCATAAGCATCACAAAAGGAATCGTCACCAATAGCAGGACTGCGGTGGCTAACAGGAAGATGATGATCGGTAATAGGGTCATTTGTTTTCTCCTCTTGCGCGGATGGCGTAGGCACAATCGGCTGGAGTCGGCCATTTGCAGCATTCAGTGCCTTCAGCGCGGCGCTCCATCTCATCACACAACTTCGCACACGCCTCGCGCTCGGCTGCGACAGCCGCCTCCAGTTCGGATCGGTACACCTGCGTATCGTCGTCGTCAGTCATTCCTTCTCTCCTCTTGCGCGGATGGCGGCGGCGCAGCGTCGAGCTTCCGCATCCTCTCGGTTGTTGTCCCCCATGTATCGCGCCTCACACGCCCGCGCACACGCCTCGCGCTCGGCCTCGCGGATCTGCCACTCCATCTCTTTGAGCAGGTCTTCAGTCGTATCACCGTGCCCCGTGGCATAGCTGCGCTCGATCATCCAAGCGGCTACCTTCTCGCGCTCAGCCTCCACCGCCTTGCGCGTCTGCACACAGGCAAAGCGCTGGCAGTCGGCGTGGCAGGAATGAATCTCGGTGGACAACAGGCGTTCGCGCTCGGCTGCAACAGCGGCCCGCAGTTGTTCGCCGGTGAACAGGTCGTCGCCTTCGTCGCTGGCGTTCAGGGACTGCGGTTTGTAAAACTGTTCCCATGTCATTCCCCACCCCCAATCCAAGCCCAACCAAGGAACCCAAAGCAAACTAAGTTCCATCCAATTAGAAACCACATAAGTGCGTCAGTCATTCCCCACCCCCGATCCTGTGGGCGCGCTCGATGGCGCGGGCGAATTCGATATACGACCACCCAGCAGTCCAGTCGATCAAGTGCCGCACTTTTTCAATCTCCTCATCCGTCAGCGGCTGGCGCTGGGGCGGGGGCGTGGCGGCGTTCTTCTCAAGCAATTTGTTATTGGCCCACACCATACCCTTGACAAAAAAGGGATGGTCATACATGGGGTCCTCGCCATCAGGCATGTCGCTTGGTTCTAGCCCAATCCACGCGCTCATTGCTCCCTCGCTCTCAACATGGCATCGGCGAGTGCGTAGGCTTCATTCGCCGCACCCGATATAGCCTCCTCGGGGGCTTCGTAAGTGTCATCCATAAACATATCCCAGTGCTTCGCATACATCCCCTGCAGCGCCTTCGCAGCAAAGTAATCGCGCATGGTCATGTCTCTGGCAAACCCGCCGTGCTTGGTCATCCAGCTCGTGTACTCAAACATCTGTGCGTCTTGGTCTTTCATTTCACTCTCCTCATTTCACGCGGCTCCCACTGCGTCTCAGGGATCTTCTCGGGGGGTGGCGGGGTCATCGTTGCGCTGGGCGGTGTCCAGCCGAACCGCCGCCATGTGGCTTGCACATCAGCGCCGCGGGTGTAATTAAAGTTGGGATGCATGACGTGGACGCTAGGCTCCACTCGGGTCTGTTCTCGTTTCATCTAACGCTCCTTTTAATGCTGCGGATGTAGGCCCGCTTCTTTGCCTCTACAAACTTGTAGACCTCGTCATCTGGTGTTTGAACCTGATCGGACAGGCTGCGGGGTTCCACCCCAAACTTGTCCTTGTATGTGTAGTACGCCCAGCCTGGCTTCTTGCCGCCGTATGCAACAAACCATTGCAGCATCGACCACCACTTCTGTTTGTTCTCCCGGCTCATGGCACGCAGCTCTTCCATCTCGCCAGGAGTCACGGCCACCGCGTTCCTGCGCTGCCTAACGTGCCCGCAATGCCCGCACACATCCATGTAGCCAGGGAAGTACGCCTCACACACAGGACACTTGGCTTCCTTCTTCTCCCGCTCAGTGGGCTCGCGCTTGGCCTTTTCTTTTCGGTCATCCAGCGCATTCACGCCATTGGCAAACACATCCTCCCAGTCCTCGCGGAACCGCAGGTAGTTGCCCGAGTGATCCAGCCAGAGGGCAAACTTCTTTGACTCAGGATCGGCTTGGTTTGAGCGCATCACCCGGCCCATCTGCTGGATGTGGGAGGACAGCGATTTGCTAAAGGGCCGAGCAGACACGCCGATCATCACGTCGGGCACGTCAAACCCCTTGGTCAGGATGTCTGTAGCAATCAGCCCGTGGATCGACGTGTCCGGCTTTGAGAAGTCCTCGATAACCTCCTTCTTCCACTCGTCGTCATCCTTGTAGGACAGGGACACGAAGTTGTAGCCCTGCTCTGCAAACTTCTTGGCCAAGTCTGCCCCGTGGTCTACGCCAGCGCAAAAGACAATCGTCTTTCTGGGGGCTCCAAAGATCTCGTGCGTTTTCTTGATCCACTCCTGCACGATATCCCCAGTGATCTTTACCCCGCGCTCGGTGGCTTCCTTGTTTGTCCACTCGCCCCCGACCTTGCTGGCACCCGACATGTCGATCTCTTTGGCAATGAAGACACGCAGGGGAACCAGCACGCCCTGGTCTACCAGCTCCTTCGTAGAGATAGAAGAGACCACCCCGTCATAGATCTGCCCCAGCCCTTGCGTAAAGGGCGTGGCCGTCAGGCCGATCACCCTGATCTCTGGGTTGTTCCTGATGAACTCGACAGTCTGCTGTCTGGTCTGATGGCACTCGTCCACGATCAGTAACTGCAAGCCGGGGAAGTCACCGCGGCGCTCGAGAGTCTGGGCCGAGCAGACCTGGATCC